TGAAGCGCAAGATGAAGAGGTTGGTCACGCACAAGGTACCGATCGGGCATAGAAACGAGGAAGGCCAGAAATTCCGTACAACGACGGAAGAAGTACCGGTTAGTAAACGTTCTGCTCGGCGACATCGGCAAAACCAGCAAAAGCGAGATAAACTTCTGGAATCTAAAGTCGAAAACGAAGGGAAACCACACGATGTGGATGAGTCGTTTAGCCACGGACACCCGCAAACAGCACGCGGGCGCAAAGAAGCCGAAGATTACGTGGTGAAAGAGGTGCTCATGCGAGAAGCACCCGAGACGTACGCTCTGATCGACGTGGGCGGAGCGAGTGGGGGAGCTATGCGCCACCTAAACCGGGTGGGTGAAAAGCACAAGCCCCTCTACACGCCAGACGCACGCGTTTTGATATCGGCGCCGGTGGTCGATGACATCGACTTTGTCCGTAGCACGAAACTCCCAATAGCATTATCAGACCGAGAAGCGTTTGAGGCTGGGGAGAGCGTGCCACTGAAGAAACCGGGGAGAGAACCGGTTGAGGCATTGCGCGTGTGCAACCACAGATTGGCAGAGTGCACGCACGTGACAGGCCCGACAACATTCTTGTTCAACCATTCCATGTATTACATGACGGAGCAAGATTTGCAACGCCTCCCAATTGGTTCATCAGTGTACGTCGTCGCGCACAAATTCCCGCTGAATGTAGCTGAAGGATTACTCCCACAAACACAACCAGAGTTTGCGTGGAAACGTGAAGGCGACCAAATAACAATGACTCCCATCAATTCGTGTGGTAATGTTTACACGCACCGCGACCTGACGCCTCACCTCGGACCGATAGCACGTTTGCCGGCCGGTGATCGCGAGTTGGTTGGCACGGAGGTCCGCCAGTTTTCAGGCGAGAATTACGTGTACTTATTTGCGGTGCGGCGAAAGAAGCTCGTACAATATTCAAGCAACCGCCCGACGATAGCGACAATTGTCGCCACAGTGCTTGCTGCTGCAGCTAGCTTGCCCATAGTTCATGCGCGAAATGTCACGTCAATAGTGCAAGCGGAGCAGTGTGCAAGAGGTTTGGTGATCCAGGAGCACAAAACTGCGATTGAACAGGCGCGCCAATCACTCGACCGTTGCGTAAAACAGGCAATAGCCAGAGAGGAAATCCGAAAACGGGCCCAGATGCTCGTCACCGGGCTGAATCTCGAGGCGTCTGTGAAAGAACGCACTCAAGACATGGCAGTGATTAAGCGCCAGTGTCTGGCCCATCGAACAGAACACTTGACCGAAACAGAGGTCGAGTCAATCATAATCGCAGCGGCTGAATCACACTGTGAGTCGATGGTCAAAATGGCGACCACGCAACGTTTGATGCATGAGAAAGCGTCCGAGTACCGAGCTACGGTGAAAATTGATGACCACTTAACTGGCTGGGAGAGCCATTGGCTGTACAAGAAATACGCCCATAGTGGTCATTGGCTGGCACGCGTGATGAGGTGGTTAGCACACCATCCTACGATAACGAAAAGCGTGCTGGCTTTCAACAGTGCGATGTTGGCACTCAAAGTGTTTGGATTGGCTGGCCGGGTGGGGTTCGCAATAACCCGCGCCGCTGCCCATGTCCAAATTCTGGCCAACAACGCAGCCCTTTGCGGAGCAACACCAATGCAGCGCGCGTCGGGGTTCGCACTCGCATATGCATGCGAGGGCATCTTCTGGCTAGCGTCATATTGGTGTTACTGGCGAGTGATGCGCTGGGTAGGGTTGTGTGCAGGAGCAACATTGCTTACTGCCTTACTCTGTCGCCGACGCGCTCCACTCCGCGAAGACATTCAGTACATCGGAGGGGTGACTAAGGCAGGTACTACCACTTTGGATGGAGAAGCGTTTGATGCTTATCCATTCGGAGTTTACCGCCTCCGTAGTAATACGACGCAGACCCTTTGCTTAGGCTTAGGAGATGAGTCGAAGTTGGCACCGCAGCATCGTCTCTTGCAACGCCCTCAAGTTCAAAACCAGTGTCCGCTGAAGGCACAGAAAGGCGCGGACTTGCTCGGCCCGGCATTCAAAATGCCGTACGTGTTGAGCACGTGTCCGTGCAATGCCCACAATGCGCTGGTTAATCGCCATGGAGTGCAGCCCCCCCGATTCACGGCCTCGTATGACCGATCCCACCAGTTCCTGCGCAATTTGCGGGAAGAGGTGCAACCGCGCTTGGTCGCGCGCATGGAGGAGTGTCGTACATCCTGGATAACCAAGTGGCCACTTTGGAAGCAGCTGCAAATCAAGAGGTCGCAGCTTTTGGATCCAGTGTGCCCCAGTTCAGTCGTAGCGATGGTGAAGAGAGAGGTTTACCACAAACGTCCCACCAAAGCACGACTGATCCAATTTTACCGCAATCTGGCGACCCAAGCCGTTTCTGGACCAGATGTGACAGCTCTACAGAAGACCCTATGTGAGCTATTTGATGGGCGTCGAGTGTTTGAGGTCGGTGGATGCAAATTCACGTTAACCATGACCTCGGGAATGAACGCCCAGGAAATTGCTGCGTGGCGAGACAATCTCCAAAATTTTGGGGAAGAAATGAAACCAGTCACGTGGAGAGAAAGAGACGGAAAGAATTGGGATGCCACCATGCAACAAGAGCATTGGGCCTTAAGCGATGAGTTCTTTGCACTGTTCCCCCCGGAGGTGCGGGAACACTTGCGTGCGTGCACGCACGTGCGAGGACGCTTACAGGCGCGCCCCAAAAGATTGCAAAGCAATGATGAGTACGCGTTGGTTTATGACTTGGAGTTCACGCAGTGCTCTGGTCAAAACAATACAACGTGCTCAAACTCTCTGGTCAATTTGATGACCACGATGGAGGCTTGCATTCGTCGAGGCACCAATGCCCACATCGTCGCGGCGGGGGATGATTCTGTAGCAGTTCTGTGCAAGCCCGTTGAGAAAGAG